CTCGAATGGGAATGTGCTCCGCGCTACCTTTTTGAGGCAACAAAGGAGTTTTATGATGTCGAATCATGCCTTCCCGAGGCTTCTCCCGAATGGGATGAGCCATGGGGCTTTAGCGACGCAAAGAGCACTGATCACCTTGGTGATCATCTCCTCTGCGTTTCTCCTGGTAGCTTGTTCAACGATGTCAAATCGTCAGAACAAGAACAGTGGCATGTGCTGGACTCTATTCAGCAGACAGCTGACAGAGTCATCGGTGTCATCGGGTATTATGATCCTGATGAACACGGATTCAGGCACGGACCTGGAGCAGTCTCAGATGCCGAACGAGGGAACTGGAAATACCGGTTCCCCAATTGGCCTCCTAGACTTGAAGAAATGTTCCCTAAAGACCGATACGGTTTATCCGGATTCGGGCTCTTAGATAACATTGGACATAATGGCATCGAAATGGTCTCTCACGAGCCCAAATCGAAACTGATTGCTGTTCCAAAGACGCAGAAGGGTCCAAGGCTAATTGCCTCAGAGCCTACTGCGCATCAATGGTGCCAGCAATCCGTGGCATCTTTCATCCACGAACGTGTCCAGCGCACTTATGTTGGATTGAGCCTGAGCTTCGACAGCCAGGTTCCTTCGCAGAAGCGCGCTCTCCAGGGTTCTCTTACCGGAAAGCTTGCGACGCTTGACCTAAAGTCAGCGTCGGATCGCCTATCCTGTTGGCTAGTACAACGCATCTTTAGGAGGAATAAACCCCTCCTGAGAGCAATGTCAGCCTGCAGGACCCGGTATATCTCTAACGAGATAGACTCGAAACGTCCCCAGCTCCATAAGTTGAGGAAGTTTTCGACTCAAGGATCCGCTCTTACGTTCCCTATCCAGTCGATTATATTCGTTATAGTTTGCCTTGGCATAGGTAAGTACCTATATCCTAAGGCGCGAATAGAAACGCTGGCTAGGATGGTCCGAGTGTTCGGGGACGATATCATTGTCCCTGTTCAATGGGAACCGTTGGTAAAGAGCTCGTTAGAGCTTTTATACCTCAAAGTGAACCAGGCCAAGTCTTTCTCGGTTGGAAAGTTCCGAGAGAGCTGTGGCATGGATGCTTGGGAGGGTCACGATGTGACTCCCCCGCACATAACGATGAGG